AGCCCGAAAATGTCGCCCAGGGTCCGCAAACCGCTGCCCTTCTGCTGCGCGGCCTCGAGTTCCAGCGGCAACACGCTGTTGGAGCCGCGCTTGAAGCTGCCGATCTGGCCGATTTCACCGGCGTCCCGCGCCTGTCCCCGGCCCAGCTCCCCGAAGAGATCACCAAAGGACCGGAAACTCGCGAGGGCTTCGCCGCGCTGCTCGGTCAGTGAATCCGCGGCATCCTGCGACTGCTGCGCGCGCTGGTTCACGACAATGTTGCCGCTTTGCGGGACGACGGGCAGCGGCGCAATCGGCTGGGCGTCCACCGACTGCTTGAACAACTCGGCCAGATCGGACTCGCGCTGCTCCTGCTGGCCCGGCGCGTCCGTGTACCGCTCGCGGCTGCGCAGGTTGACAGCCTCGGCCTGCTGGTCGAGAACGGCCTGCCTACGCCGCTCGGCGGCGAGGGAATCCTCGCGCGCATTCTGAGCGCGCTGGTTCGCCAGGTAGTTCGCGCCGGTGGAGAGGGCGGTGAACAGAAGCGGAATTGCAAGAGGGATTGCCATCTAGAACCTCACGTCGTTTTGACGGCGCCGGACGGAGCGCCGAACAGGCCGGTGTTGTAGCGGGCGTAGTCCCGGCCGCTGGCGGCCTCGGCCCGTTCGAAGGCGGCTTGTTGTCCGAGACCGGCGGTGAAATCGGTGAAGAGCTGCCCGACCGGGGAGTACGCCGGCGTCGAGGACAAGGCCGTCGAGCGGGCCAGGGCCGCGTTGGCGGCGCCTTCTGCATCGCCGGTAGCGTTAAGCGTGGCGATCAGGTTGGCGCGGGCGTCCTCTACCGCCGTGCGGGCCGTGCTTTCGTACTGCCGGGCCTGGTCTGTGATATCCTGCAGTTGAATGTCGTACTGCCGGTTCAGATCGGCGGTCTGATCGCCGGCGATCGAACTGTTCAGCGTGCCGTTCCGTGCCAGCTGGTAGGTCAACTGCTCGGTGGCGTCACCAAACTGCTCGTCGACCTGCGGACGGGCGAACTCGACGAAGGAGCCGCGCCGATCCCCGAAGAAATCGTCGGTGAAGTTGCCATCGAAAACCTTGTTGATTTCCTCGGTGCCGGCCCGGATACGCGCCTGGCGGGCTTCTTCCGCCTTGCGTGCCTTCTTGGCCTCTCCATCCCCGCCGCCGCCCGACATCAGTAGACCCCCTTCAAGGAATGCCCGACGCGCTGGGCGCCGCGAAGCTCCATGAGCCGCGCAACGCGATCCGCTTTGTAGTTCGTGCTTGTGCCGAGGTAGTATTCGCGCGCGCCCACCGTGGAACCCCACCGGATAAACTCGTCTATCAGCTTGACGGCCGCCCGAGTGCCGCGCTTTTCGGGTCGGACAAATAATAACTCATGCTGGACGAAATGGCCAGTCGTGAAAGTGTAGCCGCAGATCCGACCCGTGATGTAGCCCAGAAGCGCGCCGTCTTCCTCCGCGACGAAGCAGACCGGGCTGCCGACGTCGAGCGACTGGTGCAGACACGCCCGGGCCGTTTCCGGGTCAAAGCCAAGGTGCGCGCCGAACTCGGCGGCGTGCAGCGCGAAGAGGTCCATGATTGCGTCTTCGTCCCGATCGAGAACGAGTCGGACCCCGATCATCCGCTGTCCTCCTGCGCATCGCGCTCGAAATGCATCACGCATGACGAGATAATCGCCGGCGCAGTGGGCGACGCAGGGGCCCTTGCCTTGAACCGGAGGCTGAAATGCGTGGCCTTGCCCCGCGTTCGGATGCGCTGCTGGTTGTAGGTCGTCGCGTCGACCCGCGCCACGAGGTCCGAGACCTCCGGCGCCGCCAGGTCCATGCCGATGCGGATCTCCCACTCACCGCGCAGCGCGGCATCGACGGCCTCGAGGTTCTTGCCCCGGAACGGCTGGTCGGCGTCGAGGTAGGGCAGCCAGCACTCGGCCTGCACGCTGCTGTCGTAGACCGGGGCCCCGTTGATGTCGCCAAAGGTGTAGAGCGTATCGCCGGAGCGCAGCCAGACCACCTCGTCGCGGACAAACATGCTGTCCACGGTGAAACCCGGTTCATACGTCGTCCAGGCGCTCACCTTGGACGCCCGGAAAAAACTGAGGACGTATATCGTGCCGCCGAGCAGAAGCCAGAACCTGCCGTCACGCGGCTCGATCAGACCTTGCGCCGCGCGCATGACGGACGGGTCCGCGTCGTCCAGATAGCCGCGCAGCAGGGGGTCGATGGCGCTGCCGATATCGGTCGTCGCGGCGCTGTTGCTGCTGTCCCGGGCCCGAAGACTTCGGACGCCCGACCGGTCGAGGTAGAACACGTCGCCGTCACCAAACTGTGTGATGCTGCGCGGCGCCAGCGCGCCGGTGTTGTTGAGCACCTGGACCTGACGGGAGAGTGCCGGGTCCGGGTCGAGAAACCATATCTGGATCACATTTCGGCTGAAGATCGCTGCGAAATCGTCGTAGCGGGCGATGCCTGTCAGCGCCTCGGCGCCCTCGGCATGGGTCGACATGTCGATCACGGCCGTGCCCACGCCCGACCCGGCCCCGAAGTCGAGGGGGTCGAGGATCGCGCTGTTGTATAGCGACGCGCCGGCCGTGACGAAGGCCTTCTGCCTGTAGGTCAGCAGCGCGGTCGGGACGTCGAGAGGGTTGGCGTTGGGCGGGGCGTTGACGTCCGAAACGCGCGTGCCATCATAGAAGACGTAGGTCGTCCCGTCCGCAAACTCACCCAACACCAGCAGCTTGCCCTGATAGAGAGTCGCATACGGCACGGCGACGAGCGCGGCGCCGGAAGGGGCGGCGATCTGCTGGTAGCTGACCCCGGCGGGGATGCCCGTCTGGCTGGCTTGGTGGCCGAAGACGAAAATACCGGCCGGTGTGCCAGCGAAGCCTTTCGTCGTTCCCAAGGGCAGAACGTACTGCTGCTGGAAGGTGCTGCGCTGCTCGAACTCCTCGCCGCGGTTGATGTGCCCGTCCCGGCCGAGAAGAAGCGTGCCGCCTGCCGAGGTTTCCGCGATCCGGCGAACGTCCAGCCCGCCGGAGAAGCTGCGGACCCAGATCGTGCCCATCAGCCGGTCTCCCGATCCCGATAATGCACGGACGGGATGTAGGGCCGACGCTTCTCCGTCTCGGGTTCACCCGCGCCAAACAACTGGAAGGACTTCACCTTGCTCATGTTCCCGCGGATGCTTTTCAGCCGGGCCCGGGCGGCGGAGGCTTTCGACTCCGCGTCCTTGGCCCCATCGGCCTGCAGCATCTCCGCGGCGGCGTAGAGGACGATCAGCCTGTCGTCGAGATCCGCGCGATCCTCGTCGTCGACCAGAGGCCGTAGGTTGCGGATGCCCGTGAAGCGCAGCCGCCCCTCGATCGAAGTTGACGACGGATTGAGGTAACGATCCCCGTCGTTAGCGGGGATGGGCCACATTTCGATCTGCTCGCCCTCGTATATCTCCCACCGCGTGACTGGCCACGACCGAACGTCGAGGTCGCTGTCATACAGCGCCAGGTGGGAGTTCTCGATGCCGTAGTGAAGCTTGAGCCAATCCTGGCCCCACCGAACGTCGAGACGCTCGACTCGGTCGATATCCATGTCGCTCGGCGGCGCATAATACCGCTGACCGGCTTGAAGATCGGTGTACCGCTCGACCCGCAAGAAGGCCCAATCATGCTCGTCGTAGAGCCACTCCTGAGTCCGCTGCAGAAGCTGCACCTGCATGTCCCGGGCGCCAGCATTGTGCGCGGGATTGCTCGACGTGCGGGTTTCGGCCCGCAAGTCGGTGAGCAGCTTCAGCAGGGAGACGTTGCGGGCCAAGAGGTCACTCCATCACGTTCGTAGACGCCGGCTCTTCCGTCGTTGGGGCCTTGGGCTTCGACGCAGGGGCCTTCTGCCGCTTGGGCTTCTCGGCAGCCGAGGGCTTGGCGCGGCTGGTGGCCTTGTAGAGGTCGTCGGGCAGCCGGAGATCCTCGAGCGTCTGCGGCATCGGGGCGCCCCGGCCCGCGTAGACCGTCGAGACGATCGGCTGGTTGTCGTCGTTCTTGGCCCGATACGTCGCACTGAGGCGGTCGAGTTCCTCGTGCGGGGAGACGTCGGCGTCGTCGCCCGGCTCGATGTCAAACACGGCGTCGCCGCCGTGGATCGCCATCAGCACTGGAATTTCAGCGGCTGTGACCTGTTTCGGCACGGTGTTGTTGCGATCCCCGCCAAGGGCGATCAGGACGGTTGCAGTCTGCATGTCACACCTCCTCCGGCGCACGTTTCGTCGCGGCTTTCACCGCATGCATCGCAGCGGTCTCGATGTCGGTCTGCGCGAGGGCTTTCAGACGGCCCCGTTCGTTCCCGACTTCGGAGGTTCGATCCGACGGAATGGATTCCACGAGATCGATCAGCGCGGCCGCCTTGGCCTTGATCTCGTCTACGAGGGGGTTGCTGCTCGGGTTGAACGAAATCCCGACACGGTATTCGCCTTTGGTCATGTCTCTATCCTTTCGGGGTTTGGCAGAGAGGCCCGGAGGCCTCTCAGAAGCGCAAGCCTGAGCCTACGAGGACGCGATGATTCCTGCCGCGCGCATAGCGACGAGGATCTCGTTCACGGTGGCGACGGTGGCGTTGGCCTCCGCCTGCACATAGGACGCGCCGCGCGTGGCGGCGTCGTCGATGGCCGGTCCTGCCTGGAACGCGGGGGCGTCCACCCCCGCGCGACCCAGCTGCACCCGCACGGTGGCCCCGGCGGGCCAGGTCACGCCCGTGTCGTTGGTCAAAGTGATGTTCGACCCGCCGTAGGACAGGCCGATACCCGGATCGCCCTCGGCGTAGACGTCGTTTTCGTCGATGATGGCCAGACCGTCAGACGAAGCGTTGGCCCCGGTGAAGTAGGCCTGGTTGGTCCCGGCCGGGTAAGCCACGGTCACGGTGCCTTCGTCTGCGACTGCCGACGCCAGCACGATGGAGGTTGTCACGAAGGACATGGTGTTTCTCCTTGCAATGGATGGTTGAGCGGGGCCCGGAGGCCCCGCCGTGTCGGCTTACGCGATGTCGTAGACTGCGGAGGTGTTGAGCTGACGCGCCCCCATGACCGCCGTGGTGGTCATGCCGCGGTACATGACGTACCGGTCGTAGGGACGGGCCGGGTTGGCCTTCTTCATCTTCTCGCCCTGCATGTAGTAGAGCTTGATCGCGTTCATGTCGATGACGTAGGCCCGCTTGGCGAGACTGAGGTCGTCGAGAGTCGGATCGTAGACGAAGTTCCAGGTCTTGAACGGGACGCCCGCGTCGGTGTTCATGCCGCCGTTGACGGAGCCCCGGTCACGCCAGCCCGAGTCCGAGTAGTTGCCGTTGGCCCGCAGTTCGGTCTCCATCGCGTCGAGGAAGTCCGAGCCGGCGAAGCACATGTGGCGCGGCGAACCGGTCGCGAAACGACGCAGCTGGCGGAATTCCTTTTGCAGGAACTGCAAGAGCGCACCGCCGTTGGCCACGGCCGATGTCACCGCGTTCGCGCCGGTGCCGGCGGCGTTGGCAGCAGCGGTGGCCGCCCGGTTGCGCCACCAGGTCGTCGTGGTGCGGTTGAGGCCGCCCGTGGTGCCCAGCGCCGGGTTGGCGAGGATGAACGCCTGGATGCCGGCCAGCGCCTTGGTGTCCGAGGTGCCGTCCCCGTGGATCAGCGAGTCCCAGCTCACGGCGTAGTCCTCGTTCATCACCTCGACCTTCTCCTCGAGAAGGTTCGCCAAGGCGAACTGCTCGCGGCCATCCTTGGCCGAGGTGCTTTGGTCCGCACCGTTCTCCACGACGGTGATGCCATCGGTCTTGAGCTCGGTGTGGGTCAGGCCCATGCCGATGTGATGCTCCTTCCAGGGGAACTCGAGCCGTTTGGTGGGCGTCGGGTTGCCATACGTCACCTGGTCGTCGTGGGTGTAGCCCGAGAGCGACAGGCCCCCGTCGCCTTTCTTGACGGCGGTCGAGATGCTTCCCTTGCCGCCCGGGAACGTCCCGGCGTTGGCGTCAAAGGCCCGCATCATGGGCTTCATCTGGACGGCGTTCGTGTAGACTTCACCCTTGCCGACATAGTAGTCGAGGGTGGAGTTCGCGATGTTCGCGAGTTCTGCAGCGGTAAAAGGCATGGTTCTCTCCTAGTGCCTTGTCACCCGCCGCCGTTTTCCACGATTTCGAGAATGGATTTCGGGGCGAGTTGCTGGTTTCCACCAGCGGCACGTCCTCCCACCACCGGAGACTTTGCGGGCCGGGGCGCGGGCTTCGCCGTGGCCTTCGCCACGTTGCCCCACGCCTTTTGCAGCATTGTCTGAACACCTGCCGCATCGCTGGGGATTCCCTCGAGCCGCTGCAGATACAGGATCTCTTTCGTGAGAGCCTCCTGCTTCGCGTCGAACTCGTTCTGCGGGTTGGCCCGCATGGACATTTCCCAACTGGCAGCTGCCTGCTGAAGCGATGCCGCGTGCTGCGCACGCTGCTGCTCCTGCTGCCGCTGCGCGGTCTGCTCCTCCCGCTGGCTGTACCCGGTCTGGGTTGCCCGCGCCCGACTGACTTCCAGCGCGGCGGCTTTGGTCATGTGGCCATTGCGGACCTGCTCTTGCAGATCCTGGGGAAGCACTTCGCCCGCGGACACGAGCAGCTTCTGGACGACGGGCTTCAGTTCGGCCCAGGCTTTCTGGGGGTCGGACTTCAGCAGGGCTTGAATCCGCAGCGCGTCGGCCGCGTCTTGCCCGGTCAGCCCGTTGTCGCGCAGGTAGTTCTGCACGGTTTCGAACTGGCGGTGCCCTTCACGATAGGTGTTCCGCTGCTGCACCAGCTTCTGAAAGCGGGGGTGCTTGTGGAACGGAACGTCCGTGAAATCTTCGTCGTCCGGGGGCTGCTGGCCCTCGGCTTTTTCGGCGTCAGTGTCTTCGTCGGTGGACGGTGTGTCGCTGTTTTCCTGACCGGCCGGCGATTCCGGAGTTTCTTCGGCTTCCTCTTCGGGGACCGCGGAACGAACCACGTCGAGGAGCGAGGGAGTTTCGCCTGTGTTGGCGGGGGCGGACGTGTCCTCGCCTTGCTGTTCGACCTGAGACTCCTCAGATCCGTCCTGTGCTTCGAGGTTGGACTCGCCGGGCGAAAGCGCGTCCGAATTTTGATCGCCCATTCGGACCTCCAAAGTGATTGCAGACATTTTGTAGCACGATGTCAGCCGACAGTGCAATACAAACCGGACAACCGCTAGACCTGGTTGTTGCCCATAGGCGCGTCAGTCCCCTCCGGCGCCTGCTGACCCCGCGGCGTCTGGTTGCCCCCCTCGGCTCCTTGCTGGTTCGGCGCGTTGGCCGGATCAGCCGGTGAGGGTTGCCGCGCGGCGTTCATCTGCACGATGGAAGGCAAGCCCTCCGTCAAGGCGTCGGTGAGGTCCATGCGATCGTCGAGGCGCCGCAGACTCTCCCGCGCCAGCCATTCCGGGCTGATTCCGGGCATCTGCACGAGGAAGGGCAGCATCTCGCGCCACTTCTTGACCTCGGCGGCTTGGTTGGGCTTGCCGGACGACCCGGCCTCGATCTCGAGGTAGACCTCCTTGACGACCTGATCGAGCGTCATCTTGGGCCAGACGGCGCCCGGGCCCGCGATGTCCCGAACGGACTCTTCGGACATCTCCTGCAAGAGAATCTGGCCCCCGGCCTTGGCGAGTCGCGTCAGGAACGCGTCGAGGTCGTCGACCTTGCTCTCCACGCTCGACATGCGGCTGCCGTCGGCAATGGCCGATTCCGTGGCCGTGGCCTTCGACACGGCACCGAACTGTGCCTCCTGCGACCCGGAGACCAGCTGCAGATCCTGCATGGTCTCACCGGTCTCGTACAGGTTGGGGTCTACACCCGGCACGGCGACGGGCTGCAGCACCTTGCGGATGTCGTCACCGTCGAAATCCAACTCGGTGACGCTAAAGGGCTCGGCGCGGCCAAGCGCGGCCTTGCTCACGTCGTCAAGCAGGCCTGTCCGAGAAACCATGCGCGGTCGAGCGAACTTGCGATGTTCGCGGCGCCCCTGACGCGCGCGGTTGTAATCCATCTGCATGTCGCGGATCGCCGTGACGTCCGAGACGGGGAACAGGGCCTTCTCGTCCTCGTCCTCGTCCTCGTTAAACACGAGCGCGTAGACCGGCCAGAAATCCTCGACGTAGACGTCGGGCGCCGCGGGCGGCCGCAGGTATCCTTCATAGCCATCCGCCAGGTAGTAGACGTTGCCGGACGGCTTGTCGAAGAACTCCCAGATGCAGACGAGATCCTTGCCCGACTTGCCGTCGCCCAGGTCCATCTCGGTCTGGTACGAGTCGACCGTGGACCCGTCCGGCGAGTGCTTGCGGTACTTTGCGGCACTCAGGTCGACGCCGAACACCTCCTTCACCTCGTCGACGGTGTAGAGGTACTCGACCGTGACGTGCCGGGCCCCTTCGAAGCCGACCAAACTGCGGCACAGCTTGTCGGGGATGACGCGGGTACTCGCCGGGAAATCGAACACCAGACCCTCGCGCAGCAGCACGAACTGCTGTTCCTGCAGCGACGCCATCGCGAGGCGCAGTTCTTCCCGCCGGGCCTCGGCGTCGCCACGCTCCTCCGAGCCCCGTGTCTCCTCGAGCAGCCGGTCGATATGCTGCATCTGTCTCGTGAAATCCGCCAGGCGATCGGAAATCTCGGGATCCTGGTCGTATTCGCGCTGGAAACCCAGCTTGACGTAGCCCACGCCGGACGTGGCGGCGCGGCGCACCACCTTTTTCATCGACGTCTTGAAATCGACGGGCGTCTGCTCCTTGGTGAAATAGTCGAACACCAGTTCCAGCGTCTTGCCGATGCGCTCGATCTGCTCACGGGCCTGCATCCCGGCCTGGTAATCCTGCACGAGCGCCACAGCGCTTTGCGCCTGCGGGTCGAACAGCGCGGGCGTCAGCCCCGTTGTCGGGTCTCGCGGGGCCTGCATTGCCTTCATGGCGATCTGCATCGCCTCCATGAGCGGCGGCATGGTTTCATCCCAGATCGCGAAGTCGAGACGCTCCCGGCGGCGCGCAATCGCCTTGGGGTTCTTGGCGTAGAGGGCGGAAACAAGCTGCTGGATATGCCGCCCGGTGATGTTGGCCACATAGCTGCCCGCGTCGATCCAGGCCTCCTTGGCTCCGCGCCGTGCGATAGCCTGGTCTTCCCGCATCTGATCGAAGGCTTTCTTGTGAAACGCCTTGTCCGCCCGGATCCGGGTCTGCATCTCCTCCGCGAGTTTTCGCTCACCCTCGGTGGGCTGACGCGGCGTCTCGGCAGAGACCTCTCCGCCCTCCATCACCATGTTCTCGTCGTCCATCAAAAGCCCCCGTAGGCTTCGGCGCGACGCGCTCGATCGTCCTGCCGCTGTTGCTGCTTGACCCACCCGAGCGTCCCGTAGCGGGGTTCTGTCTTGCGGTGTCGGTCGCTATTTCCTACCGGAAACATGCCACCAAGTCCAAGACCGATGTAGGCGAAGGCGTCCACGAAATCGTCGTGCAGACCGTTGGGGAAAGCCAGGAGCTCCTCGATCGCCGCGTTGGCCCAGACCTTGTTGCGGGGCCAGTAGACGTGGCCCATCGCCATGCGCGCCGAGATCGACTGCGCGCGCTGTTCCTTGTCGCCGGCGGGCGTGACCTCGCTGACGCTGAAGAACTTGCCCGACTCGAGCATCCGCTTGCGCAGGAACGGCCCGATCGACTTTGAAATGTGGCCCTTCTCCGCCCACCAAACCAGCGGCCTGTGTTGCCCGCCGCCCATGTCGAGCATGGCCTCGACCACGCGATCCGTGGACGCCTTCTGCCACCAGCAGTCGAGGATGAAGATGTTGTTCTGCCGGTCCAGGCCGACCTTGAGCAGACAGGTCTTGTCGGCGCGTTGCGCCGTCGATACCGCGTGATCCGAGGCGCAATATATGCGCAGATCCTGCATGTCCGGCGTCGGCATCGACTCGTCGGGCCCATACCACTGGACGTGCTCACGTCGAAACAGGATGCCGTCTGCCACGGTGGGGCGCTGCTGGTAGAGCGACTCGAAGCCCAGCGGGTCGATGCCCCGCTGCTCCTCGAGGAACTCGCGGTCGTACCACTCCGGCCAAAGCACCTCGCCGGGCGCCCGGCCCAGGGGATCGTCGTCCCGCGCGATTGCCGGCAGGTCGATGATCTTGATCTTCTTGGCGATGGCCCGGTTGTAATGTTCGTTCTCGGGGTCGGTGAGCCGACCTATGATGTCGTCGGTATGCCAGCGCGTGAACGTGATGATGACCAGCTTCTTGCCCATCCGGCGCGTCATCGCCACCTTCGTGAACCAGTTCCAGGCCCGGTCCCGGAAACTCTGCGATCGGGCGTCCTCGTAGCTCTTTATGAC